TGAGCAAAGACGGAAGAACTAATGGCTGCAGATGTGAGACTTGATACTTACGGTCTGCAGGACGCTCTGAAGAAGATGCAGAAGCTGAACCCTGCAATGCGTCGGACATTGTTGAAGGACACGAAAGCAGCAGCGAAGCCTCTTGTGGATGCGATTAATGCTCGAGTTCCACAGTCGCCACCTTTGAGCGGTATGGCTCACAAAGGTCGCACAGGTTGGGCTGGAGTGAAGAAAGTGCAGATCTCCTTGAACACTCGCAAGCCGAAAACTGGATCTATTACTGCAGGAGCTGAACAGATCGCAGTTGTTCGAGTCGTGACTAAAGGTGCTCCAGTGGCGATCACTGATATGGCTGGCAAGGCTGGCGGAACGAAGTCGCGCCGTGAGCCTAAATATCGGCGACCCAACTTCGCTAGCGCGCTTGACTCGCGTATCGGGACACCTTCTCGCTATGTGTGGAAAGATGTTGAGTCAATGGCTGCAGATGCTGAACGAGCACTTCAGCCGATCATCCAGCAGTTCATGCTTGACGCACAGAAGGAGTTTTAGTAGTGGCTATTAATCTCCCAATCATTTCAGAGTGGAATCCTGCCGGCATTGACAAGGCCATCGCTGACTTCAAGAAACTAGAAACCACAGGACAAAAGGCATCCTTCGCTATCAAGAAGGCTGCGGTTCCAGCAGGACTCGCTCTTGCAGCTGTCGGCGCTGTCGCTTTTGATGCTGTGAAAGCGTTCGCCGAAGATGACGCTGCAGCCCAAAAACTTGCCACCACTCTCACCAATGTCACCGGAGCATCAGACGCTCAAGTCAAATCTGTTGAAGACTTCATCTCCAAAACTTCAATGGCTGCAGCTGTCGCCGACGACGAACTCCGCCCAGCTCTCGACTCGCTAGTTCGAGGCACAGGAGACATCACAAAAGCTCAAGACCTGATGGCACTCGCACTAGATGTTTCTGCCGGTACAGGTAAAGATCTTGGTGCTGTCTCCGACGCATTATCAAAGGCTTTCAACGGCAACTTTAAATCGTTGAAGGCACTCGATCCAGCACTGGCAACACTCATCGAAGACGGTGCATCAGTTGACGAAGTATTTGCAGCTATGGGCGAGACTTTCAGTGGTCAAGCATCCACTGCAGCGAACACGACTCAAGGCAAGATGAAGAATCTCGGCATCCAGATGGGCGAACTCAAAGAGTCCATCGGTGCAGCTGTCGCACCACTCGCCGAGAAACTGATCCCACAGCTACTTAAGTTCACCACGTGGGCATCCAATAACAAAGGACTCATCGTCGCTATCGGTGCAACCATAGGAGTATTAGCTGCAGCCATCATCGCATTGAACGCTGGACTCGCCATCTACAACACGATTCAAGCAGTCACTCTTGCGATTAACACAGCACTCACCACCTCATTCTCCGCTCTATGGGTCGCCACAGGTGCAGTCGTCATCATCGCAATCATCGCAGCACTCGTCGCACTCCAAGTCAAGTTCAACATCTTTGGAAAAGCCATAGACGGGATCAAGGCAGGCTTTTGGATGTGGTGGGATGTTGTCAAGTTTGTGTTCGGTGCGATCAAGTCAGGCTTCGGAGAACTCAAAGATCTCGGAGTCAAAATCTTTGACGGTATCGGCGGAGCGTTCAAAGGCGTAATCAACGCAGTCATCGCAGGTCTAGAAGGCGGACTCAATTTCGCCATCAAAGGCCTAAACATCATCCTCGACGGTATAGATAAAGCTGCAGGCCCTTGGGTTAACTTCGGCGAAATCCCGAATGTCAAACTCCCTCGACTAGCCGAGGGCGGAATCACAACAGGGCCCACTATCGCAATGATTGGCGAAAAAGGGCCTGAGGCCATCATCCCTCTTGACCGACTTGGCAATATGGGACAAGGGAACACGATCAATATCACAGTCACTTCGGCAGATCCAAACGCTGTCGTCGCAGCTCTCCAACGCTATGTCCGGATGAGTGGCCCAGTGCCAGTGACCACAAGGCCACTATGAGCAATCAGAACCTCTGGAAGGTCACAGTGGACGGATACAACCTTGACGGGTTCGTCTATTCGCTGTCATTCTTTAACGGGAAGAAGAGATGGCTTGAGAACTATTCGCCTCAAACGCTGTCGCTTACTATTGACAACTCGACAAACTTGGCAGGGGCTTTTCTGCCCGGATCAGAGATCAAGGTATACAGGGACGGAGTTGGCACAAACAACAACGCTCGAAGCTTCTTCTACACTCAAAGCGTTTCTTACGATGATGGCTTCCAGTACGCGTCAGGTGGAGCGACAGCGACGATCACAGCGATAGATCTGTTCGGAGTGTTGTCGCGTGAACAACTTGTAGAAGAGGATCTGGGCGACCTCAACACGCTAGAGCAACTGTCCCCATACACGGCACTCATCAGCTTCACAAACGACGGGAACAGTGCAGCATACGGGACTCTCAACTACACCGGAACGATCGGTGCTCGACTCGCCCAAAACATGCAGACCGAACACGGCCTCATGATCAACTACGGCGACACGATCAAACTCTTGGCAAGATCACAAGTCGGCGATAATGTCTCAACACTCTCATTCGGTGGTACAGCATCGGCGACCGTCCTTCCCATGAACGCAGTGTTCAGGTCTGCCCTCGGCGATTCATTCAACAATGTCGTCACAGTAGATTCCCCACCCGGCTCATCCACAGCGACAAACGCCTCATCAGTCACGCTATACGGCACATGGGCAACCACAACGACACAAGTTGACGGAACGCTGACACAAATCCAAGGATGCGCCGAATATTTGGCCGCTCTCATGAGCAACCCCCTAAGTGACAATCAGGTCTACTTTGAGATTCATGTCATGGACTACGCAGTCAATGCTTCAACTTTGACACTGTTTAACCAGTACAACGACTTCATCAGTCAAAACATAGATGTCGTCTACCGCATCCCCGGCACTGGCTCAAATACGACATATGAATGCGTCATTGAAGGCCTACAGATCAACTCAGACCCTGAGAAAACCGAGTATGTGTTCTTCTTGACTCCTGCAGCTCTGTACCGTTCATTCATCCTTGACGATGCGATCTTCGGTACTCTTGACAACAACAGACTCAGCTACGGCGTAGCAGGGTTCTAAGGAGAAACATGCCTACACAATTAGGAGACTACACAGCCGGCCAAATATTGACCGCTGCCGACCTTAATGCCATTGCAACATGGACGACCTTTACACCGTCATTCACTGGAGTCACTCTTGGCACTGGATCATCAAACACTGGACAATACTGTCGAGTCAATAACATCCTCTTTATTAGAACCAAAACCGTTTTGGGTACTGGCGGATCGTTCACTAATCCGTCTCTGACTGTCCCTGATTCAGGAGTAATGACAGGTACGCCGACAATGCTGTGGGTTCCGTCAATGCATGGAGTAATGATTGACTCTGGCGTAAACAGTTACGCAATAGCGGTGATCCACAACTCAACAACTGCTCTCGGATGCTACGCACAAACTGCTTCTGGCACTTTTGTGACTTGGACTTCAGCAGTATCTTCAACCGTCCCATTCACAAGCGGAGTCAACGATTATCTCGAACTCTCTGGATATGTACAGGTGAACTAATGATCTCAGCAACATGCAAAAATACTGACTGCATAGAGTCAGACATCCTCTACAACTGTGAAGGATTCGCTGACCCGATTAAGTGCGGAACTTGTAACCAAGACTGCGAACTGACCGATCCCCGACCTGATCCCGAGCGACCAGCATGAAAACTCTTGCCGTGATTGCAGCTCTTGCCGTCGTCCTAATGTTTGTCGTCACAGGATGTAGCGACCGCGCTCGAAACAACTGCGAAAGCCAACCCACAGCGACAAGGTGCGAACAATGAAGAAATACACAAACTCAGAGATCAAAGCCAGACTCATCCTGATCGTCGGCATCACACTCTCGGCGACCTTCGTCATCTCCACAGCCTCACTCCTCTACGGCCTGCTGTTTGTTATTCAACCTTTGGAAGTCAGCCCTAATGATGAAAGTGCATGGTCGCTACTATCCCCGATGATGCTCTTCCTCACCGGAGCCCTATCAGGAATCCTCGCCAGCAACGGCCTCAAAGACAAAGGGGACAAAGATGAGTCCTAGACCGTACACAGGGAACAAAGACGGGAACCATCCGACACCACGTGCCGGCACAAAGCGTTTCGTCGAGTTCTGCGAGTACCTGTTCGGCGTGAAGAACATTGGCATCTATGCGAACCGTCCGATGCGTTCAGGATCATCGCTGTCCGTTCATGCGACATGGCGCGCTACAGACCTCAAAGGGACTAAGCCTCAACGGAAGGCCCTTGTGGAGTTTCTCTTTGAGCATCGTGACGATCTGAACATTGAAGAGATCCATGCTTACGATGGCACTGGATGCCCTTTGTCAGGTCTCACAAAGTGGGGAGCAGGCTACCGATGCGATCGTGACGCTTGGAAAGCTTGGACTGCCACACGCAACGGCGGAACACCCGGAGCCGACTGGACTCATGTTGAGATCTCGCCATTGATGGCAGATAATGCGAAGCTCGTAGAGGAAGCGTTCGCTCGAATCTTCGCCGGATGACTTGACATCGCGTCGCTCATTCGGTCAACTGTTT